CCACGCCGCAAGTGCCGCAAGGATCAGATGGCCAAGATGACCCGCGCAAGAGCTACAGCTTCAGCGGCATCCAAAACGTCAGCAGGCAAGGCGTACCAGTGCCTATTGTCTATGGCGAAACAATAGTCGGCAGCGTCGTCATCTCTGCTGGTATTGACACTGTGCAGGTGTATAACTAATGGCACGCATCTACGGAGCAGGCGGTGGTGGCGGCAAGGGCGGTGGCGAGGCTCGCGATCCTGTCACAGCAAACGACAGCCTTAATTCCAAGCAGTATGCGCAGGTTCTTGACCTGCTCAGCGAAGGCGAAATTCAAGGGCTGAAGAATGGCGCTCAATCTATCTTTATTGATAACACGCCACTGCAAAATGCAAACGGCACATACAACTTTCAGAACGTCACCATTGCAACGCGCAACGGCACTCAGGATCAATCATTTATTCCTGGCACGTTTGACATTGAAGAGGAAAAAGCTGTAGGGCTTGCAGTGCAGTACGGCTCGCCCGTAGTGCAATCTATTACCGATTCAAACGTTAATGCTGTACGCATCACTATTACGATCCCGCAACTACAGACCTTTACTAATCAAGGCGACATACTGGGATCTCAAGTCGGTCTGCGTATTTACGTCAACTACAACGGCGGCGGCGACAACCTAGCCATAACCGATACCATTGACGGCCGTACCGGCGACGCATATCAACGCGACTACCTAATCAATCTTGCGCCTGTTTATCCACTCACCATAAAAATAGAGCGGGACAGACCAGACAGCACAGATCCAAAAGTTGCCAACGCTTTTAACTGGAGTAGCTACACCGAAATCATATACGCCAAGTTGCGCTACCCCAACAGCGCCTTGGTGTGGACGCGCATTGATGCTGAGCAGTTCAGCAGCATCCCAACAAGGTCTTACTTGATTCGTGGCATCAAGGTGCGTATCCCTAATGGCGTCACCGTCGATCAAACCAACGGACGCATTATCTATCCCGATGATTTTATATGGAGTGGCACATTTGCATCAGCGCAGTGGTGCAGCGACCCAGCATGGATCTTGTGGGACTTGCTCACATCGACTCGCTACGGCTTTGGTGACCATATCCTTACTGATGCGGAAAAGATTAGCTTTAATGGTAATGCCAGCAAGCTAGACAAGTTTGCATTTTTTGCCGCTAGCAAATACGCATCAGCGTTGGTGCCCGATGGTTTTGGCGGAGAAGAGCCGCGCTTTAGTTGTAACGTCAACATCCAAACAGCAGAAGAAGCGTACAAACTTATCAACGATATGTGTTCCATTATGCGGGTAATGCCGTATTGGAGCACTGGCGCATTAACCATCAGCCAAGATAAACCTGCTGATACCGCTTACTTGTTTACGCTGGCAAATATTACCGAAGAGGGTTTCAGTTACCAAGGCGCTAGCCGCAAAACGCGCCCCACGGTTTGTATCGTTAGTTACCTAGATCTCAACAGTCGTGATATTGCATACGAAGCAGTCGAAGACGCAGAAGGCATTGCCAACTACGGCGTTGTAAAAACTGAAATTAGTGCTTTCGCCTGTACCAGTCGCGGGCAAGCGTATCGCATTGGTGAATGGCTTCTCTACTCGAACCGCTACGAAGGTGAGATTATCAGCTTTACCGCCTCGATTGATGCCGGCGTGGTGGTCAGACCAGGACAAATCATTGAAGTAGCAGATCCTGTCAAGACTGGCGCCCGTCGTGGTGGCCGCATTTCCGCTGCAACAACCACTGCTATCACAGCAGATGATGCCACCGGCCTCACCGCTGCGGGCGCTGATCTATCTGTAATCATGCCAGATGGCAGCGTTGAAACTCGCTCTATCTCAACCATTGTTGGTAATGTCATTACCGTCAGCGCAGCGTTCTCTGCAACGCCTAACGTTAATACCGTTTGGATCTATCAAACCAGCAACATCCAAACCTCAACATGGCGAGTGCTCAGCGTCGCGGAGCAAGACGGCAGCAACTATGCCATCAGCGCTATTGCCTATAACGCTAGTAAATACGACTACATCGAGCGTGGCACAGCACTAGAGCAGCGTGACATCACCGACCTGAACAAACCAGCAACTGCGCCGCGAGCACCGACATTTGTGGAGGTACTGTACGAAGAGTCTGGGCAGGTACTGTCCAAACTAATCATTAGCTGGTTGGCATCCATAGACGATGATGGCCGCACTAATGCGGTGCAATATATTGTAAAATGGCGCAGAGCAAATGGTAACTGGGCGCAAAGCTACGTCACCACACAGGAGTACGTCATATATGACACAACGCCAGGTGACTATGAAGTATTGATTTATGGTGTTAATGCTGGATTGCGCCTATCGGCAGAACCAGCCCGCCTTGATGTATCAGCACGGGGCAAATTAGCTGAGCCCGCCAATGTAGGAAATCTGACAATTGAACAAATCAGCGCCAACTCAGCACGTCTGCGGTGGGATGCCGCAACCGATCTCGATGTAAAAGTAGGCGGTCGCGTTCACATCCGCCATACCAGCATTGCAGACGGCACCGGCTCTTGGACCAACTCGCAGGATTTAATCCCTGCAGTGCCTGGATACAGCACTGAGGCGATTGTGCCGATGGTTGAAGGCGAGTACATCGTCAAGTTTGAAGATAGCAGCGGTAAGCAAAGCATTGGCGAGGCCAGCGTCGTTGTTGGCCTACCTGATCCCCTTAGTGCGTTTTTAGTGCTGGACAAACGCGAGGACACCACTGACCCTCCATTTCAAGGTGAGTTCACCAACCTGTTTTACAGCACTGAGTACGACGCCATTACGCTGGGTGGCTCAACATTATTTGACACCATTACCGATCTAGACCTGCTGCTGGATCTTGACTACTACGGCGATATTGCCGCCACTGGCAACTATGTGTTCACCGAAGTGCTGGACCTTGGCGCTAAGTATTCACTGGATCTACGGCGTCATCTTATTGCCGGTGGGTTTTACCCATCCGATCTAATTGACGAACGCACCGACCTCATTGATACATGGGTGGATTTTGAAGGCGCTGTAGCGGATCAGGTCAACTCCAAGGTCTGCGTACGCACCACCGACGACAACCCAACTGCCTCACCAACATGGAGCGACTACCAAGAATTTGGTAACGGCACATTTACGGCACGGGCATTTGAGTTCAAGCTGGATGCCACTGCTTTCACATTGTCCCAGGCTTTTGCCTGCTATGAGCTGGGCTACAAGGCATCGTTCCAGCGTCGTATTGAAAGCTCAGTGCTGGCGGAGCAAAGCGGAGCTGCTACCAAGAGCATTGCTTTTGGCAGTCCCTTCTGGACTGGCTCGGCAGTGCTTGGCGGCGTTAACAGCATCTTGCCATCTATTGGTATTACAGCTCAAAACCTGCAATCTGGTGACTATTTCAACGTGACCAACGTCAGCAGCAGCGGGTTTGACGTGACCTTCCGCAATAGCGGTGGCACCGCAGTGGATCGTCTTTTTGCGTGGTCGGCTGTAGGATATGGCAAAGGCTCGTAATCCATGCCCACATACGACTGGATAGGTACAGACATAATTCCAAACGGCAGTGGTTCAGCAGTCCGCGCTGACCTGAACGATGCCATGCTGGCGCTGTTTTCGCAAAACAGTAGCGCCACGTCGCCACCTGAAACCGTTGCCTACATGACGTGGGCAGATACGACGACAGGGCTGCTCAAAATCCGCAATGCGGCCAACAGCGCATGGGTAACTGTTGGCACACTGGCAAGCACCAACCTTGGGCTGCTGTCATTGGCTGGCGGCACCATGACGGGTGTGCTGGCCGTCACAGCAGGCACTGCAGCACTGCCAGGCATTGCCGTATCAGGCGACCTTAACACAGGATTGGTCTCACCCGGAGCGGATCAACTAGCAATCACCACGGGCGGGACTAGCCGCTTAGCCGTCAGCACCACCGCAGTTAGCTCAACGCTGGCAGTTGATGTCCCCCTTGGAGCAGTCGGCACCCCGTCGCTGACGTTCACTGGTGATCTCAACACTGGATTTTGGAGCCCAGCAGCAGACACACTTGCGGCATCGACAGCGGGCACGGAGCGGATAAGGGTATCAAGCTCTGGCGACTTTTCATTTAACTCCGGCTACGGCTCCGCTGCTGTGGCATATGGATGCCGCGCCTGGGTGAACTTCAACGGCACCGGCACGGTAGCGATCCGGGCAAGTGGTAATGTCAGCTCGATTACTGACAATGGTGTGGGTGATTATACGGTGAACTTCACGACGGCGTTGGCGGATGCAAATTATTCAATTGTTGGAGTGCTTAACTCCTACGGGGTGGCCAACATTCAAGCAGTGTTAAACGTACAATCTGCAAGCACTAGCTCAGCCGCTACGACCAAAACATCTTCAGCTGTTCGCATCGGCACTGGAGCTGGATCTAGCGGAACAGTTACAGACTTCAATGACGTTTCCGTTTCCATCTTCCGCTAACCTGCCATGACCACTCAACGCATTATTTTTCAAGCCGAATCCGGCGGTGTTGCCGTCATCATCCCAGCCGGCTCCGTTGAGCTAGCGCTAAAGGATGTGCCACCCGGCGTTTCGTACATGATCATCGACGCTGCTGATGTCCCCAGCGACCGCACCTTCCGCAATGCATGGGTGATCGGTAACGACTGCATCGAGCACGACCTTGGCCAGTGCAAAGCGATTGGCCATGACACCCGCCGCGCCAAACGTGCTGAGGAGTTCCATCCTTTTGACGAAATCATCGTTAAACAAATCCCCGGCGTCAGCGCTGTAGAAGCTGAGACATCACGTCAGTCAATCCGTGAAAAGTACGCCTTGATTCAAGATGCAATCAATGTGGCTGAAACTACGGATGAGATCAAGTTAGCCCTTGAAGGCGCGTAGTCAACGCCAGTACCCACCACAACACAAGCCATGGCTGACCGTAAGATTTCAGACCTGACAGCACTGACTACACCAGCGTCGGGTGACTTTTTGCCTATCGTTGACATCAGCGAAGCGGCGGCGGCCACCAAGAACAAACGCATCACCATCGAGGAACTGATGCGCGGGATGCCTGATGGCACTGCCGCTGCACCCAGTATCGCCTTTGAAAGCGATGCCAACACCGGCATCTACAGCCCTAGTGCAGACACGCTGGCATTTGTTGAAGGTGGTGTCGAGGCTATGCGCATCGACAGCTCGGGCAACGTAGGGATTGGCACTACGAGCCCTGGCGCGACGCTAGATGTTTATGGGTCTACGGCACGTTTTTATAGCGATGTAGCTAATACGGATGTTCAGATCGGTCGCCAAGGTAATGGCATTTATAACCCAAGCCTAACAATGTGGACGGCGTACAGTTCAACTAACCGAAGTTTTTTATTTACTGTAGACAGTAATGGCGCTCAAATAGGATACTTATCTGCTTTACGATTTACTGATTCAAGCGCCAGCTATGCCGAACGCCTCCGCATCGACGGCTCGGGCAGGCTCTTAGTTGGCACGTCTTCTGCGCGTAGCAATTTATTCAATAACGTAGGTATTACTCCAACTGTTCAGTTGGAAACGACGGGAAATAGCGCACGAGCTTTGTCTCTGGTTCATAACAGCAATGACGACGCGCAGTCGATTTTTGTTCTTGGGAAAAGCAGGGGAACTGCAGCAGGCAGCGCAACAGTGGTATCGAATAATGATCTGCTTGGTGCTGTTTCTTTCCAAGGCGCTGATGGCTCGGAGCTTGTTGAAGGTGCGCGTATTCAATGTGAGGTAGATGGCACCCCTGGAGCGAATGATCTTCCGTCGAGATTAGTGTTCTCCACTACGGCAGACGGCGCGGCTAGTCCTACAGAGCGGATGAGGATTAAGAGCAACGGCACGATTAATTTCTCAAACGTTGCTACCTACGCCGACAACACTGCCGCACTAGCTGGCGGCCTTGTCGCTGGTGATGTCTACCGCAAGTCGGACGGCACCTTAATGATCACTTACTAAACACGCTAGTCCCAGCTACAATTTACCTACCCCCGCCTAGCCCATGACTACCACCACTGACTACACCTGGGGCGTTGCCCAGATGGAACGCCACACCGCTGACGGCATTGTGTTCACGGTCCATTACACCGTGGCCGCAAGCGACGGCACCTACGCCAGCTCTGCCTACGGCTCCATCGGCCTGGAGCAGCCTGAAGGTGACGTCATCCCTTACGCTGACCTCACCCCCGAGATCGTCATCGGCTGGGTGCAGGACAAGCTTGGTGGCGCCGAGAAGGTCACCGAGATTGAAGCTGCCCTACAAGCGCAGATTGACCAGCAGCGCACACCGACCACGGCTCAAGGTATGCCGTGGCCAAGGTAAGTAGGTAGACTGGCACCATGGCCATCTCACCCGGCATCTACAATATCAGCCTGCAACGCCGGGCGGACTACAGCATCACGCTGCAGTTCAAAGACAGCACTGACGCAGCAATCAACTTAACCGGCTGGATCGTCGCCGCACAAGCCTGGAACCAAGCCCGCACGACGAAATACGCCGATTTCACGGTTACCTACACAAACCGCGCGACTGGCACCATCGCCATCGCTCTGACAGACGAACAAACAACTATATTTCCTGATGAAGCATATTACGACGTACTGTTAACCAACCCTTCCGGCCTAAAGGAGTATTACCTTGAAGGCACTATCTATGTGTCCGAGGGTTACACTGCATGACTACCGTAAACGTCAGCGCCGTAACCAACACTGTCACCGTTACTGAAAACGGCAGCAGCACGATTGTCACGGTTCCTGTTACTAGCACTGTTACAGCAGTTACTCAAGGTCCGCAAGGGCCGGCAGGTGGAGCTGCGTTTGTTTTTGAGCAGGCTTCACCCGCAACTACATGGACTATCAACCATAACCTTGGTTATAGGCCATCAGTTGAGCTGCTTGATGCTGGTAGTCAGGAAATTGACGGAGATGTGACGCATCCATCGGTCAACCAAACTGTTGTTACACTGAATCCAGCGTCCGCTGGGTTAGCCCGTCTGATCTGACATGGCACGAAAGTTTTTTACCGACCTAGACCTGCAAAGCACGTCAAAGGTCATCAATGTTCCATCACCAAGCGCATCGGGTGATGCTGTATCCAAGTCCTATGTGGACTCGCTAGTAGAGGGCTTGGCATGGAAAGACAGTTGCCGTGTTTCCACCCAGTCAAACCTCAACCTGAGCAGCCCTGGCGCCACTATTGATGGCATCACGATGGCCAGCCAAGATCGGGTGCTGGTGCGAGCGCAATCCACCGCATCCGAAAACGGCATCTACGTCTGGAACGGCGCTAGCACCGCCATGACCCGCTCGCTAGATGCAAGCACTTTTGCCGAGCTGGAGCAAGCCGTCACCACCGTCGAGGAAGGCACCAGCGCTGCTACGACATGGCGCCAAGATCAAATCAACGGCACCATCGGCAGCAGCTCGATCAGCTGGGTTGCTTTTGGAACTGCAGCACCCGCCGCCAGCGAGAGCACCGCAGGCATTGCTGAACTGGCAACGCAAGCCGAAACCGACACCGGCACCGACGACGCTCGCATCGTCACCCCACTCAAGTTGGCCAACTGGTCTGGCCGTCTGCGTAAAGTATCCAGCAGCGTTGGTGACGGCAGCGCCACCAGTTATACCGTGACTCACAACTTGAATACGAGAGACGTGATTGTGCGGGTATTCCCTAACTCAGGCGACTACGACGACGTGGAAGTGGATGTACAGCGCACGGGCGTAAACACTGTGGCAGTGGTGTTTGCCACTGCTCCTACGTCTAACGCCTACCGCGTAGTGGTGATTGGCTGATGAGCCGTAACTTTCTCACGCCCATTGCCCTTCCTGCTGGCACGACGTCAAACGCGCCGCTAAAACTGCAGTCAGGCACTAACCTAACGACAGCAGCTGCCGGCGCTGTCGA